CCGTCAAATGTCCAGCCAATTCCAGCAGGATTAGCCTCGGTGTATTCCACGCAGGTTGCCCCTGTTGCGATTTGTGCATCTTCGATTGTGTCGGCGCTGACCACGTTAGAAACTGTGTTGCCATTCATAACTGCAAATGTTGCCATTATTGTCCTTTAGTAAAAGAGGTAGACGACACCAGCACCGCCAGTACCGCCTGTTCCTGAGTTAGAAGCCCCACCACCGCCACCGCCGTAGTTACCGCCGTTACCGCCGTTAATTCCTGAGCCGTTAGAACCGTTAGTTGCGTTGACTCCGAGGAAGGCATAACCGCCTCCACCGCCTCCACCGCCAAATGTAATTCCTGAACCTGATGAACCTGTGCCACCAGTTTTAGTGTCCGAGTTACCACCGGCTCCACCTGTCATTGTTCCGGTTGCTGAGGTTGCAGAACTGTATGCAGAACCACCACCGCCACCGATTAGACCAGCACCACCGGCTCCACCTGTTGCTGTGTTTGTCGCAGTCGTAGTTGTAAATGCTCCACCACCACCACCACCAGATACTCCAGCACCACCAGCAACGCCTGAGGCGCTTGTAGAGGCAAATTGACTTGTACCGCCACCACTTCCAACACCAGAAGTATTTGCGGATGCTAAAGGTGCGCCTGTGTAAGAAACAGAACTTGCACCACCAGAAACATTGGAAGTTAAAGAACCAGCACCGCCTCCACCGCCGCCAATAATAGATGCAACAACAGCAGTTTGACCAGTACCACCACCACCGCCACCACCGGCTATTACTGCACCGTATTGTGAGTAACCACCTGCTGAACCGACCGAGGCTGAACCGCCTGTACCACCGGCTCCAACAATAACTGACGTTGCTGCTTGTGACCAACCGGCTGAGAAAGCACCTGCTCCACCACCACCGCCTACACCAGCAGCCGTTGAACCTCCACCGCCACCACCACCGATTGTGATTACATACACTCGGTTAATGCCAGTAGGGATTGTGACTGACCCAGTTGAGGTCAATGTCTGTTGTAGTTTCAATCCGAATGGTGTATCGGAAAACTGTGCGTTTGAGTAAATGTTTACTGCCATAGTTTGTCCTTAATAGAAAATGTAAAGAATACCAGCACCACCAACACCGGCTGTAGTAGTAGCACCAGAACCACCGCCACCGCCACCGAGACCGCCAGCACCGCCGGTTGTTCCCGACGCGTTAGAGCCGTTTCCAGCCACCCCTGCGCCACCCCCACCAGCACCGTTTGTGTTTGTGCCAGTAGTTCCAGTTCCACCGGTGTATGTAATAGAAGAAATCAAAGACTGACCGCTTCCACCATTACCGCCTGTGCGTGTTCCGGTAGTACCACCGCCTGCACCGCCACCACCACCGGTGTAACCGTTTCCACCATTACCGCCAGTTTGCGCAGAAGAACCAGTATTGTAAGAACCACCACCACCACCGCCAGAAATACCTGAACCGCCATTTCCACCTGAAAATCCAGCACCACCAGTTCCGCCTGCACCGCCACCGGCGGCTGCACCAGGATTAGCGTTACCACCGTTGCCGGTAGTTGAACCAGTTGCCCCAGCACCACCAGCAGGTTGTCCATAAAAGTTTGTTCCACCAGCATAGCCAACACCACCAGAAGAACCCCCAAAACCACCACCACCGCCACCAACAATACCAACTCCGGTTGCTCCACCACCACCGGCAAAAAGATGTCCGTAACGAGTAAAACCACCTGTTGCTGCTGCAGCGCCACCAGTGCCAACAACGCAACTAGAACAAGCAGGAGTCCATCCCCAAGTAATGCCGCCGCCACCGCCGCCTGCACAAATAGAACTTAATTGACCACCGCCTCCACCGCCAACGCAGATAGCAAAGACCCAGTTAATACCAGCAGGGATAGTTACCGAAGTAGTACCAGCGTTAATAGTCTGGCGAAGTTGTAGTCCGTAGGGAACGATTTGAGATGTGTTTGGTTGAGGGGTGTAGTTAGAAGTTGAAGGCATCCAGTCTGAAACTTGACCACTTGAAACACCTCTATTTAACGGCTTACTCATTATGCAACCCTGTTTATGTATCCTGAAATTGTGATTACGCTGGCTGTTGCTGCGAAAGCGTAAACGGTGTTTGCAGCCGAACCTGTGCCTGTAAGAATAAGTCCAGGAGTAATAAGAGTTAGACCCGATTGTGGTGGGATAGTAATTATGATGTTCTGGTCAGGAGCCGTTGTTCCACCGTACTGCACTGTCAAAAGGACAGGCGAGGTTGAGGTGTTAGTGGCGTAGAGCCATACTTCGTCAATGGTTGTAGCAGAAGTACCTGTGGCGTGGATAGTCGTTCCGGTAGAACTTGTAGCCACGACCTTAATTGGAAGCCCCTGTGTTGAACCACTTAGTAATTGCTTTGAGTATGTTGCCATGATTGTCCTTTATGAATACATTTGGTTAGGAATAATGTTTTGGTCACCGTCGCCTGCTGTACCAGCACCTTGAAAACCTTGGTTACCTTGGTTACCTTGTGAACCTTGCGCTCCAGTACTTCCTTGCGCACCAGTTGAACCTTGCGCTCCGGTAGAACCCTGAGCACCTGTAGAGCCTTGTGCACCGTTAGTACCGTTAGCACCTTGGAATCCTTGGTTGCCCTGTACACCTTGTGTACCTTGGTTGCCTTGGAATCCTTGATTGCCTTGGTATCCCTGCACACCCTGGTATCCCTGTGGACCGACCTGAGTGTAAAGCACTTGGTTTAGGGCAAGGTTAAATGATGGTGTGGATGGACGAGTTGGACTAGTTCCAGCAGCAGTTGTTAAAAGTTGAACGTTGGTATCACTTGTGGCCCAATAAAACTGAATGTAATCACCAGCAGCAAAAGTGTTGGTGTCCATAACGCTACCAATTACTTGAGTATTAGTACCAGCAATTGTTGTTGTGTACGCTCCAGCCGTTGCTGGGGTGCCATTCTTGGAGTACCACATTGTAACTACAGAAGTACCTGGACCACCAGTTTTGTTTAACTGAAACTCAGCAGTAAAGAAATAGGTACCAGCATTGGCAATGGTAACTCTGTTACCACTTACAATACTTATACCACTTGCAACGTCTAGGGTGTTAATGCCTACAACGTTGGCTGTAGTCGCTCCACCGTTTGTTTGTGTGGTGGTGTCGTAAAACATACCGTAGTAACCAAGTGCTCCACCGGCTCCAGTAATACCCTGGTAGCCTTGGTATCCTTGATTGCCCTGAATACCTTGATTGCCTTGATACCCTTGGTTTCCTTGGAATCCTTGATTGCCTTGTACGCCCTGATTACCCTGATTGCCTTGGTAACCTTGTGGCCCTGCTACTGAAGATTGGTAACCTTGGTTACCTTGAAATCCTTGAAAACCTTGATTGCCTTGAAACCCCTGTGAACCAGTTGCACCTTGTACACCTTGTGCTCCAGTAAAACCTTGGTTTCCTGTTGTTCCCTGTGGACCAGTTGTACCTTGAAAACCTTGATTGCCTTGTGTCCCTTGAAAACCTTGGTTGCCCTGGTTGCCTTGATTACCTTGGTTGCCTTGATACCCCTGAAATCCTTGGTTACCCTGTGTGCCTTGATAACCTTGATTACCTTGGTAGCCTTGCATTCCCTGTGGTCCTGCTACTGAAGATTGGTAACCTTGGTTACCTTGGTATCCCTGTGTGCCTTGATAACCTTGATTACCTTGAACACCCTGTGGGCCTTGTGTACCAGTTTCACCCTTGGATTGGGTAAGAGAGTCGTCTAATGTCCAGTAGTACTTAGCAGTTGTAGAACCAACTGGATAAGTAACACAGACGTAGTAATTGACGTTGCTTGCTACGGTTAGTTCCCATTGTCCAGGACCACCGAATTGGGTACCTGTCATAACAGGTCCGAAGTAATCAGTGTTTAATGTAGCGGCAGGAGGTGCTTGACCTGCGGCAGGTGGTGTTGCAAATAGAGATGCTTTGTAAGCATAGACGGCGGCATCGTTTAAGAAACCTGAAGGACCAGCAACAACTCCACTAAGAATGTAGGCCATTAGATTACTGATTCTCCTCGGTTGATTGCGCCTTGTGTTTCGTCAAGCCTCTTGCCCAATTTGCTGTCGCCTTTAAGCGTGGTGCCTGTTTCAATTTCCCACTTCGATACTGCACGTGACTCAAGAGCCGCCGCGCCTTTTACCGACTTGGGTTGTGTTCCGTCTTTACGTAGACGCTTGTAAGCGGCCACGTCAGCGTGCATAGCCTTAGTGTCCATGTTGATTACACCAGCATTAGAGCGTGTAGGCATGGCAGAAGGTGACATACTGATTGATGCAGCCTTGCACCCAAAGCAATCCTCGGGGTGTAGGCCAACGTTGTGTGGTGTTGCGGTCATGATATCAAGGCTCCGTATCCGGCAGAAGTCAGAGCAGCGACTTCAGCAGCAGTTATTCTACTAGGTTCTTGATACACTTTGGTAATATATGGATTCTGTGAAACGGATGTGTGCGTCTGTCTCGGTGGATTAACTGTGTAGTCCACAAAGTAAGACGTGACAAAAGGACCCGATGGGTCCCATGGGTTGTACGGGTATGGAATGTTTGTGTTGGAGTTCTCCGGCGTAGCCGTGTCCTGAACAAACGTCCCATCCGATAGCGCAAAGACAGTGACGTATCTTGCCCTGTTAGGGAAGTAACGAAATAGTCTGTTTGCTAATCCCCGTACATCCGGAAGAATTGGCGGGTTGTCATAGACCGTAGGTGGCGTAAATGTAGCCACTCAGGACCTACTTCTTGCGTCCGTTGGCTCCTAGGCGAGAAGCGGCTTCTGCGTCTGTAAGGTTACGTCCACCAGTTGTCTGGTACTCTGCGCCTTCAGTAATTGCTTCTCCGACAGGACGGTTGATACGGTCAAGACCATGCTGGCTCTGCTCAAGAAGAGTAGTAGGGCGCATGTCAACGACAAAACCGTCCTTCTTCTTGTCTACGCTGTATTCTTCGCTAAAACGGTCTGGCATTAGTAGTCTCCGTGTACTTTGAAGCCGTCAACGTGTGGTGCGTCTGTGGCAGGTGCGTACTCAACTGGTGTCATGCCTGTCATTACAGGAGCCTCTTTAACGCCACGAGCAGTGTTCTGCTCTACGCCGCGAAGGGTTGGTCCGTGTGATTCTCCAGCACTTGTGTGAGTGTTGTCCATAGTTCCACGGAACAAGTCTGTGGCTACGGTTGGAAATGATGCGCGTGATTCCATTATTTTCCTTTGATGTGACCCTGCATTGCAGGACCAGCGTTAGGTGCGTGTGATACGCCGTGTTGATTTGGTGACTGTGGTGCTGAACCATGTGCGTCATCTGAACCACGAGAATGTGTTCGTTGTCCTGCTAGAAGACCAAGAACAGTACCAACAGCGCCAAGACCTTTTGCTGCTCCTTGAGCGGCATCTCCTGCCCAGTTAGCAACATTGTGTGCTGCTGCACCAATGTCTCCTGCTACTCGTTCTGCTTGACGACCTACTGCTCCGGCTGCTTTTTGAACTAAATCAGCCATTACATAAACCTTGCGTCTGTCATGTCGCAGCAACCACAGTAGCAAGGGTCAGATGTTTCGCCCTTAATGGCTTTTGCGTCGTTCATTTTTGCACGGGTGACTCGGTTAGGAAGTGGTGTACCTGCTGGGTTAGCAGATTCAACACCCATGCGGAGTCCTAACCCTGTTGGGATAGTCATTAGTATTTCTCCTCGGAAGTGAATTGGTCCAGGTGTGAGACAAATACACCGTGCCTGTCGGTCAACCCGCCGCAGATGAGACATTGAATCTCATCCACGAGGGGCTGAACGTCACGGCTACCACAATGGGCGCACGCAAAAGGCCACGGCATACCTGTCTCCTACCCGGTACTACTACGCTGTTGGGATTGTTACGATAGCGCTTGCGCCAACAGTTCCAGATGACAATGTGTTTGCCACTGTGAATGTGTTGGTCACTGGGTTTACAGCAGTAACAACGAATGTTCCGTTGATTCCGGCTGTTGTAGCGCCTGATACAACTACAGTTTCGTCTGTTGAAATTCCGGCAACTGAGGCTACGGTGTATGTAGCAAATCCAGTAGCAGGGTTGTTAAACGCAACAGCGCTAATAGCAGAAGTACTTCCTGTAACTTCACCCATGTCAATCGGTGGGTCGTACGAAGTTCCGATGTCAGAACCAAGTAGTGACGACGACTCGAGTCGGATGATTGAAGCCTGACGGAAGATTCCGTAAGCACCAAGCCAGTACCAACCAAGTGGTACAAAACGACGGAGGCGGTCAGTGATTGGACCTGGGACAACGTGTGGGAACGCTCCGTTACCATCAATTGTTGAGTACGTCTTAGCAAGAGCCTGACGACCAAGAATCATAGTTCCGTAAACGTTTGTGCTTGAAGCACCTGCACCTGCAAACACTGGAGCACGTGGTGTTTCAATCCAACGAACACCTTCGTAAGCACCGAGTTCACCAGTCCAGATTTCACCTGGCTGAGCGTATACGTGTGGTGCACGCCATCCCTGTACGTTTGAACCTGAGATAGTTTCTCCCTGAAGGTCTGCAACGAGGTCCGGGTGGATGTAACCAACGTACATTCCGCCAAATGTTGGAACGTTCTGTGAACGGAGACGAGCACGAGCAACACGAATGTCAAGTGATGAGATTGTGTTTCCTGTAGCAACGCCTGAACGTGCAGTTACAGAAGTCTGTAGAGCCTGTGCTCCAAGACCTGATGCGTACTGTACGTTTGTTCCCTGGTCAAGTGCAGCACGTGCAATTGTGTCAATTGAAACTCCAGCGTTGTATCCAACTACGTTGGCTACGATTGGGTCAATGTCTACGTATGATGTGCCACGCAACTTAGCGGTGGTTAGTACTGCGTTACCGTACTCAGCAAGTGTCAGAGTAATCTGTGAGTCTGAAAGAGCGACAGTAGAAACGTCTGTTGTCTCAGTCAAAGCAGAAGCCTGAATTGCTAGGTCGTTAACAATTGTAAATGCAACTGATGCTCCAGGCATGCTCTGGTGCGTTGGCTGAACGTCAGCCGCAGCGTCAAAGTATAGTTCTGGACGTAGTGCAAAATATGCCATGCGGTCATAAGCGGCCTTTGAAAAGTCAAGGGTGCTCTGACCTGTAAATGCGTCAACCATTTGGTTAACTCCTTTTGTTAGTGGGTTGTAAGTTGTTTAGGCTTAGAACGCACCGCGAGAAGAGTACATACCGAGTTTTGTCCCGGTGTCTCCTTCAACGACTTTCATGACTTCATCGGGAGTAGTGGCTGCTGCAAGTGCTTCAAGGTACATTTGCTGGGGGTCTGGCATTGCGCCTGTAGTCCCAATAGTTGCACCCTGCGCTCTGCGTAAAGCCGCAAGTTCCGAGTCATCCGTTGACGGCTCTTCTGGAGCCTGGAGAATGCCATATTCCATCGCCGCTTTTTGGATTGCTTCTTGCGAAGATTCTCCATCGTAAGCCTTGCGGAATAGTTGACCTAATCCTGAATCTGGAATGCCAGCCTTTGAAAACTGAACTTCACGCTTCTGCGTTTCTAGTTCTGCCTTAAGACTGTCTAATTCCTTACGAGCCTTTTCTGCTTCACGTAACTGCTTCCGAATATTCGGGTCTAGCGGTTGACGCTCTTCAGTTTCAACTTCGTAATCTAATTCGTCATCGTATGCCATGTAGTCGCTCCTTGCGGTACGCACTTTACCAGAGGTTAATAAAGCGGATAATTTTCAGCACTATTGTACGCACTTTGGTCATGCCCTCCAAAGCGGGTTTAGATAGTTAGCGCACCTACGGCCACATAGGGCCAACCATCTATGAATATTGTATCACTCAAATGATGAATGTTACGACTTAGCCGAACCTATTCCTGTAATTCCACGGCCGTTTTCAGCGTACCCTCCACCCTTAGAGAACTGTTGGGTGGCTGATTGCTCGGCCCTTGCTACTTGGGTTTGCTCGGCTATTTGATTAGTACCGCCATAGCCTGCCACCTGTGAACCAATAAGTTGGTCTGTAGTCACAGTTTGACGGCCTGAACCTGGGGCTGCGGCTGTCAACTGAACGTCACGAGAGGCACCTAGAAGGGCGTTTTGGGCACCTGCCATGCTCATAGTACCGTAGGCTGACCCTGCTCCTAGGTTGACCCTATCGGCCAATTCACGGGCACCAGACTCACTCATACCCCTTAGACCAACGTTCTGAGAGTAACCAGCAAGTGTGGCTGCAGCCGTGGCCTGTTCAATCTTAGGCAGGCTGTTCTTAGGGTCAAGGTAGTAGTGGGCAAGGTCACTGGTGTTAACGCCAAATTTGGCCAATTGTGCTCGAGTTGCTGGGTCAGCGTTCATAGCGGCTGTGTAACCTTTAGTCACACGCTCATTAAACTCAGCAGCAGAAACATCGTTTTGTACAAGGGCAGCAATCTGTTTGTTGTCAAGTTTAGGTATGCCGTACTGTTGTGCTGTGCCATGAATAGAAGAAACATAGTTCATGTAGTCTTGCTCTGTCATGTGCTGTGCTAAACCCATTTTTGTATTACGTTCTGTAAGACCAGGAAAAGCGGCTTGGTAAGCGGCAGTACCACGAACGTAGTCTAAAAGAATCTTGCTGTTTACTTGTTGGCTAGATGCTCCAAAGACCATGTTCTTTACAGTGCCAATAATGCTTTCGTCTGCATTGAACGCCTGGAGTTGCTGGTTGTAAGCAGCCATAGCAGCAGCGTCGTTCTTGTTGGCAGGTGGTTCTGGCTTCTTAGGTGCCATGCCCCATGAGTCTAGGGTATTTAGAACTGTGTCATAAGCGGATACTTGGGCTGAAGCCTTTGCGTTTATTTCGGCTGCGGCTTGTGCAGATACACCACCGGGGGAACTAGGAGTTCCTGTAGTCTTTGGTGGGACAAACGCACCAACAACGTTAGGTGCTCCTGCTGTTCCTGGTGAAGAGGCAATTGCCCAAACACCAGCCGCTTTTGTAATACTAGTTGCAAGACGACCCCAACCATCGGTTGTACTAGTCGAATCTTTTTTAATACCAAAATGAGATTTAAAAGCATTAAGAATTTGGTCTGAATTTCTACCTGCTACTTTACCGGCTGATGCTTCAATAGCAGTTTGAAGTTTACTTGCGCTAATTGTTGACCCACTGTAAACACCTGCTTTAAGTTTTGGGTTAATGTCAGCAAGAAACGCCGCTATGTATTGTTTTGGAACTCCGTACAATTGAAGAGACGTTGCATCCATTTGACCAACAGTTACAAGTCCAGTTAAACCTGCATTTTGTCCTGCTCCTACTATACCTGCAACATATGCGTCAAGTTGTGTTTGGTCTATGAAAACCTTTGGCTTGGCAGGGGTATTATTTTTTGCAGTTTTCATCGTTGTGCTCCTTGTATTCCTTCTGACGCTCCTTGTGCAGGTGGCCTCATGAATCCTTCGTTAAGTGCTGAAGTTACTTTTTGTGCTGCTTCGTGTGCAGCAGGTGTGTATTCCCAACCAAATGAACGCTCGTTCATAAGGTGTTCTTTCCATTTGTGGAGTGGCATAGGTGCTGGTCGCCCTGTTGCTTCATCGACATGTCCGTGAAGCGCTGCAGCAGATTTAGGGTCACCAACAAAATCAGGTTCAAAGTTTTGTCCAAGAACTTGCTTGCCCACTTGACGGTACGGTTCAATAAGCGCACGTGTAGGCATCCCCTGTTCTATCTGCTTGGCAAGCGTAGGGTATAAACCCATTGCCTGTTGCTTCATGTACTCTTCAAAAAGATTTAACTTTTCAGGTGTAAGTTCTTTGGCAAGAACTTTAATAACATCCTTGGTAATTGGAACCATGTAACGGTTGGCAATGTCTTCCATTGTTTTTGCCGTAGGCACTGGTTCTTTCTTAGCCGCAGTTGCTTTTGCTGGTGCCGCTTTGGTAGGGGTTGCTTTTTCTTCTGGCATTTTATTCCTTATCTTCCAGGTACGAATACAGTAGGCATTTTCAAAAGACACGAAGTAATGTAGTACGACGATAATGAAAATTCTTTTAATTGGGAAACAGCAAGAAGCGTTTCGTACAATCTGTTTTGTTGCTCAGAAGCAGCAGAAGGGTTAACCTTGTACTCTGCGTTAATTTGTGCTGCACTATCATTGTAGATTTTGTTTAGAGCAACAAATTGCATGTACTGCTTAGGAGGAATAATAATTTTCCCACCCTTACCATTCAATGGGTTAAGAACTTCAGGGTCTTGCAACATCTTGTTCATTTCGTCGTAGACCTTAAGAGCGTTGCTGTTTTTTTCTTCACCCTTAAAAGAAGCGTACCAACTAGGGTTTAGTTTACCGTAACCCTTAGCCATATCTCCCATTACTTTGATTCCTTCGCCGTTAAGCGTTTTGCCATCGTACGAATACATTGGGTTCTGAAGCATGTAGAAACGTGCGTCGTTGTAGTACCAATCGTTACCAGTTGTAATGTCACGTTGAACAATCATCTCATCTGGAGTCATACGTGCACGAAGACCATGGCGCATTTCCAACGAAGCGGCATGTGCGTCTTGTGGTGAAGTGCGGTCAGGAATCATTGCTGATGCATACTTGTACTTGTTGACAAAGCCCATGTGCTGTTCAACAAAATCAAACGTAAATTTTGTTTCGTCAAAGTGACCGTAAGGACTTGATGTGTGAGCCGTAAGGTCGTAGATGTTGTTTGGGTGTCTCTTGTTGTATTCGTCCATGGCTTCGTAGGCCGTGTACTTAGGTGTGCCGTCCTTGTTCTTTTCAGCCATAATTTTGTCTAAGTCTGCAAGACCGGAATATGTGGCATTAAGAGAAAGTGCAACAGGACTAAAGAAGTTAAGAATAGTCTTTGTGGCAATCATCATCACTGCTTTAGAGTGAGCCTCTTCCAAGAACTTAGCCTGTGCTGCATTGTCAGCAGTCCAATTAGCAAACAATGTATTGGACACACTTTTAATAAGGTGCTCTCTTGTACCCTTGTCGTAAGTATTCCATTTGTCGCTTCTGCTTAGGTAAGACTCAACTTCGTCTCTAAACTGCTTGTGCATCTGCTCGGACATGTCAGTAATAATTTGATTTTCAACTGAAGCGACAGTACCGTTGTGGTTTTTAAAGACCACGTCATCCATAATTTGTAGCATGCCATTTAGTGTTGAAGAAGGCAAAAGGTTCTGCTGCATTGTAGAATTGTTGGCGTACTCACCAATGATGTTCTTAACAATGTTGTTAGCCCATTCCTCGTGTGGGAACTTTAGGTCCTTAATAAGTTTAAGCGGCGTTGTAACGTAAGGTCCAAATGCAGGGCGAACAATTGTTCCTAGGGTTCCCATGATTCCACCCATATCACCTGTAGGCACCATTGAGTTAACTGAACCTGGGCCACCTGTAAGGTTAAAGTCAAGACCAAACATTCCACCTAACCACTGTGTTCCTGGAATAACCATTGTTGGTGATGTTCCTGCTTGGTTTTGAATTGCTACGTAGTTGGTAACACCAAGAGACATTTTTAGATACTTTTCAAATGCTCCCATGTCTACGGCACCCATACGAAACGCACGTCGCCATGCCTGGTTTTGAGCAAAATAGAACGGAGCAGCAACACGCATGTTGGCTTCAAAGAATGTCTTGTCTTTAGGGTTGTGGACAAAACGAATCATTCGTTGAATAGCCTGGTTCTCTGCCCATACCTCTGCGTTGTCAACGTTTAGTTGACGAGCCTTAATCAACTCACGAGCAAGTTCCATTTGGTTGTGGTACTCAAGAGCAAACAACGGGTCACGTACCATCCAGTTAACAATTGGTCCAAGAACCTTGTCGTGACCTACTTCAGAAAGACGACGTAAAAAGTTCTTGTACGAAGCAGCAGTTGTCCAGTTGGCGGCATTAACTTCTCGGCCAGGAATGTCCTTTGGTGCGTAAAGTTTCTTACCGCCCAAGATGGCGTTCATTTCTTTTTCAGTAGGTATCTGGTTGTGGATAATCATGTCAAGCAGGTCAGTGTGAAGCCTCCACTTGTTACTGCTGGTTCCAGTTACGGTGTTGAGTACGTTGGTTGCCGTACGAGTAGCAAAGTCTTTTAACGCTGCTTCTTTAAATGCCATCTCATAGGTGATACCTTCTGCTTCACGTCCAGGCACCAAAGCGTCAGGGCCTTTGTCCTTAATAGCCTCACGCATGTCCAAAGACCATGCAGATAACTTAGGGTCAGAAATAACTAATTCAGATGCACGGTACCTAGAAAGTTCTGCAGGCTTCATCTGAAGAACGTCTTTGTAAACTTCTTCAGACAGTCGCACTCGAGTTTCGTTGAACCATTCAAGTGAACCTTTTTTAACACCAAACATTCCAGAGATAGTTGGTTCTTCTATAAGTTCCCTAAGTCTTTTGCTAGCAGCAAACGAAAGTTTGTCATCGACAAGTCTTACCATCTGCTGAACCATTGACCTTGCGTAACCGTGGTCGTGAAGGTTGTTGTATGTGTGGTGGTCACCTACAGATGCTTTTGTCTTAATCAAACGACCAGCAGCGTCAACACGGTGAACGTCTGTAATCTCACCTTGCAAACCAGAGAACGGGTCGGTTATTGAAACATCGTTTTGTGCGTGAACGCCAAGTGGAAGGTGACCAGAGTGACGCATAATAACGCCAGCAGTGTCTTCTACAAGGCGACCCAATTTCTCTGAGTCCCAACCCTTAATCATGCTCTTTTCAATACCAGTAAGAACACCTGCAGTAACGTTACGAATAAGGATACGGTTGTGGCTTAACAAAGTTGCTGCTGATTTGCTAGCGCCCTTGTAGTTTTGGTGAAAACCCTT